ATAGGAATTCCGCAGCGTCCCTGCAGTCTGTATGAGCGACTATAATAAATTACCTTATAAGTTACTCCCAGGCTGCAGCAACAGAGTGGGCGCGGGTGATTGTCAAAGCACAAGACGATCATTCAAGTTGTTTGATTATTCACAGGAAGAATTGAATAACGACATTGTATGGACACACAAGAACTGTGTTTGTAATGAAAAGTGTGCTCTCAACTACAGACACCAAGCCTTCGACGATATTGTTGTTGGCGACTGTAGCCCGGTGGGTGATTGGTTGATCAATCGTGCCCAAAGGGGGGACCCTGTACCATTGGTCAAGAACAGTAAAGCAGCAGTTTGCTCACATTATAGTTCTGGTAAGTGGAGGGAGTATTTGAGAGCGCAGGAGTCATTACTCACAGAGCCCTTGGTTAAGTTTGATGCTAAAATCCGAATGTTTTTGAAGGATGATAAGTATCATACTAATAGGTTCAAACCACCTAGGTGTATTCAGTATCGAGGAAAGCGGTACGGATTATGCTTAGCACAGTACTTACAACCAATTGAGAAGGAAGTGTATCAATGGTTAGATAGGTACGGAACACCGATTATCAGTAAGTCGCGGAATTTAGTACAACGCGCTGGTGACCTGAGGACTAAATGGGAATCATTTGTTGATCCTGTTGCTATTTTAATCGATCAGAGTAATTTTGATGCCCATTGTTGGCAACAATTACTCAGACAAGAACATCGATTGTATGAGTCGTATTATCCAGGTGATAAACAACTCCGAATGTTATTGAAATGGCAAATGGACTGCATAGGAGGAACCCGTAATGGGACTAAATTTAGGACGAGGGGCACAAGATATTCAGGTGATCAGAACACAGGTCTAGGAAATAGTGTATTAGATGTGGGTATGCTTAACATTGCATTAAAGCGGAGTGGGATTAAGGGAGCGATATACGTAGATGGTGACGATTCGGTTGTTATAGTCGAACGAAACGATGTACGCCTCCTAAATCTCTCATTCTTGGAGCAGTGTGGAATGCGAGCCAAGGTCGAGTATGCTTACGAGTTTGAGCAAATTGAGTTTTGTCAAACACGTCCTGTTTTTGATGGTGTGGCCTGGAGGATGGTTAGAAATCCCAGGCGTGTGATAAGTAGAACCCCGTGGATTGTAAAGCGCAATCACCTCAATGTCGTTGGAAGGTATCTTAAGAGTTTGGGTCTGTGTGAGTTGGCACTATCAGCTGGTATGCCTGTGACACAGTCCCTTGCACTTAAATTGATAAAGCGTGGTAGTGGCAAGTATATGGTCACTGATTTACATCACCAAGCCATGCGTGAATACATACAACCAATTCATGCGAAAGCACG